CTATGGATGCGGGTGCGTTTAATCATTACCGATACGACACAGAACGAACGAGGTTATCATGTTTAGCCCCATCAGGCGCGATCGCTGTAGCAAACCAGATGTAGTAACCGAAACTTCGATAGTTTGCTTCCCAAGCTTTAGCACATTCAATACAATCAGCTAAAGATTCTAGTGGCGCAGTAGGATCGTCAAATTTGACTGTATGGATTCCTGAATCACGACTCATTATGGTTCCGCTATGAATACCAATGCTTAGCCGCCAAGGTGTTTGTTGTTCTAGATCGTTCATAATTTCGTCCTCCAAATGTTTGTGTGTTGCGATCGCACCTACAGAGATATAGATGCGATCGACTATAGGAGCTTCCCTTCTTCGCAGCTGCCGAAGGGAGAGAGTCTCTTTAGTTAATGGAGCGACCACTATTAGCTGGGACGTATTCAAAACCAATAATCTCCTTTAACAGTTTTCGATTTCCAGGCGCGGCGTACTCTTTAGCAAGCAGCATATGCTCACAGGGCGATTGCTTGCTAGAGCAGTTGCAGCGGCTCAAATTGGTAGACGCTGACTGGCCCGCAAAGTCGAGCACAGTAAACCCAATCCCAATTTCTTCATGGATTGAGTACCCATGTCGAATCATCTGCGCGGCTATTAACTTTTGATAGCTAATAGCCTCTCCTGATTTACCAAACCGGCTTCCATCTATCCAGTCAGAAACGTCGAAGCTCTGCTGAGTAGAATTTCTGAACTCATCTTCTAGCCAACAGGTTAGCTTGCCGTTCTCGATTTGAGAACTTGTGATAAGGCTCTCAAAGTCTGCCTCAATTTGGAGGATGGCTTGACATATGTTAGGGCTAGCATAGGAGTTTCCTTTTTGATTCAAAATCTTGTCGGATACTTCTAATCTAGCTCTCAAGCTTGGAATTGGAATTCTCTCTTTAGGAAGACCACCCAACCGGCCACTTAAGTTCCAAACGAGACACCTATTTGCCAGTAGGTTTGAAAACGATGGCATCATTTTATATTAATACCTTTAGATTGAACACCGTAAATTTATGCTGAGCGTTTACTCTGAGCTCATAGTTATGGGCGCTTTACGTGCAGGAAACTCAACTTATTAACAACTTGTTCGCTCAATCAGTAAATCAACATCGCAGAGAAAATGGTGTTGACCCACTGCCATCTGAGCAAGTTTTATCTGAATCAAGTTCTGAACCTGTAGAGCCGTCTGCCGCGACACAGCCTGCTCAGCCTGTGGTTGCTGAGCCGCCTGGCCCTGTAACTCTTGCTGCACAACCTCATGAGATTGTTGCACGCAGTACTGATTACACTACTTTAACCGAGCCCCATCCTTCTGTATTTACACAGCCAGAATCTAATCATAGCGAATCTATGTCTCAGATTTTGGCTCAAGCATTGTCAAGACTCTCAGATCCAGCAGCGATGTCCCGAAAGATCCACGCTGATGCATCTGCCGTTATTCCTGAATTTTCTCAAGCGCCCTCCTGCGCTACTTGTAAAGCTTCCACTCTAGACTCTAGCTTAAACCAACTTACTTGCCAAAGTTATGGGGTTTTAGTTCTCTCGAACTATATTTGCGCTTCACACCAAGTTTTTAGTCAGCCTCAGCAAGCTAAGCCCGTTGAGGCAAAAGTTCAACAGGTAGAATCTAAGGCTCAAGAGCCAGTCGTAATGGCCTCTGACGCAAAGCTTTTTGCTGAGGCAACTGAAAAAGCTAACTCTAGACCTGACCTTTCACCCGAGGATCAAGAAGTCTATGCCGTCGTTTTATACAAGAAAGCTTTTAAAGAAAAGACAGGCTCACTTGAAGGCGCATTTTCTACTGACTCAGAGCTTAGCGAGGCCTTTGCTTATGCCGCCAAAGAAAAAATGACTCAGTACCGCAAGAAAAAATCTGCTGTTTAATTTGTATTATACAAAATGTCTTTAACTCCCACCCAAATTGCTGCCCTTCTAGACGATGACCTTGATGAACTCTTCTCTGAGCCTACCGAAGACAACTCCAATCAGGCAGATGCGCCTAATGTTAAAAGCTCAGAGGTACTTGAAGAACTATCGGAAGACGAACCCACTTCAGAAACTCTGTCCGAGAACAGGGATGCAACCGTAACTATCCAACTCTCTGATGAGTTTGGTCTTCAATACGGCCCTCTTTTAAGCCAGGGTTTTAGACTCCGAGTTCCTATCGCTGTTCTTGGCACTTGGGAACACCCAGAGTATGGGCCGATCTCATTTACTACTGAAGACTTTGCGGATATGATGCGCAACTTCAACGCGAATGTAACTGGGTATGAGCCTCCTTTATTCTATGGCCACCCGATTAATCGGGACACTATGGAAGGTGCTCCTGCTGTTGCTTTCTTGGATCGTTTGTATCAACTTGGCGATACTCTCTTTGGAGAATTTGATGCTAAGCCTGATGCTTATTACCAAGTTGCTGAAGACTACTTTAGGTATTCCTCGGCTGAAATTATTCGGAATGCTGTTTCTAAAGAAAACGGAGAATCCCTTGGGACTCTGTTGGTTGGCTGCGCGTTAACCAACCGCCCTTTCTTAACCCGGATGCCTCGAAACGTTGCTCTGACAGAAGTTTACTCAAGTTGCGCAGACTTGGCAAATACATTTGTGTTTAGCTTAACCCAGACTGATAAATCACCAGGTTCTATGATTACAACTCAAGCCACCTCGGCTCAGCCTGAAACTATCGAAGCACCCGCTGTTGTAAATCAACCTGCGGCCCCTGCTTCCGAAAGTTTTGCTGATCCTTCTCAACTGGCTTCTCAGCTAATTACTCTTGCCCAGCAGGTTGAGACCCAGCGGCTTGAGACTGAGAAAGCAAAAGCTTCAGCCGATGAAGCAAATCAAAAACTTGCTCGCCAAGAACTTGCTTCTAAGCTCGACAAAATTGAAAAGCTTAATTTAAGCCAGCCTGTTAAAGATTCTTTTAAGGCTGTTATTACAGCTGGTCTTCCTTCTGAACAAGAAGAGGCTGTGTTTACCGCTTTATCTGAAATGAGCGCTCAAAATGCCCAGCTTTTGACTAAGCAGCAAGGTTCTCAATCAGATGATACTTCTGACCAGAACGCTGAAGGCTCTAATGTTTCGGATGAAAATCCTTACGCTCACATTATCCAAAAGCATAACCAATTGAGCGAACAGCGTCAGCGTTCCGCTCAACTCTATTAAGGAACCTGACTGATAAATGTCTACGCATCCCGAGTTAACCCCCTCCTCAACAAATTACGAATACATCGGTGACGTTACAGCGCTAGGTTCCTTGAACCTGACTATGCTGGCCCGTTCTTACGAGCAGATTGAAATCGGCTCTTTAGACGATGTTTTCCCTTCTCAGAATATTCCTGAGCGTACCATCACAATCGAACAGGTTGTTGAAGGTTTAGGCATTATGCCCATTGTTCGCTTTGGCGTTCCTGCTGGTAACTTCGCTGAGAATGAGCGCATTCGTCGGCGCGAAGTTTCTCCCGCTGTTGTTCGTGAAGATGACTTTCTTGACCAAGGCCTGATCAACCAGCTGCGCAAAGCTGGTACCTACAACGATCAGTACAACCCTCAACAAATCATCGCTGATCGTGTGCGGAAAATGATCAATCGTCACAAGCGGACGATGGACTTTTTCCGGGCTCAAGTTCTGCTGGGTGGGATTAATTATACTGACCCCCGCACCAACCAGTCGATCAACGTTTCGACCCACATTCCTGTTCACAACCTTTTCCACTACAAAGGCTTTAACGCTACTGTAGCAGCTAACGCAACTATTACTGGTACTGCTTATACCGCAGCTACCGCGTTGACTAACGATAAAGGTCGGACTGAGGCTCTTCTCTTTACTGATGCCAATGGTCGCGCTGGCGTCCCTTGGACTCACCCGCAAGCTGATCTTGTTCGCACTCTGCGCCTTATTAAGCACTTCCTTTGGAAGACCAACAAGAATAAGTTCACTGAGATGGTTATCTCTAGCGAACTCTATACTGTGATTCAAGAAAACGAGTTTGTGAAAGCTTACTCAGGTCAACTGGGTCTCTTTGGTGATTATGCTCGCGCAGATGGTCAGCCTGGTGGTCGCAGCATTACTGCGACTGGAGTGGGTGCTGTCACCAGTCCTCAGTTTATTAGCTACGGCCCAGGTGGGGACATTGAAGCTATTGCTGGTGTAAAAATCCGTATTCTTGACGGTCTCTTCCGCCATCCTCAGACCAACACTGTCACCAACTACTGGCCCCCGAATAAGGTTGCTCTGATGGCACCCCGCCATTACCAAGATGCCCAGGAAACTCTCGGTCTTACTCACCACTGTGTGGGTGAATCTCCTGATGCTTCTCCTGGTCTGTGGATGCGAACTGGCCCTGACCAGCAGCCTCCTTCTCCTCCCGGACGGACTATGCAGATGGGTGACTCTTTCCTTCCCTTTGCTAAATACCCAGAGTGGATTGCTATCCTCACTGTGTGTGAAGCTACTGAGATCAACGATACCCTCATTCTGGGTTCGATGGAAAGCTTCGGTACTTTCTAGATCTTTTTGTTCACCATCTCGCCAATCTGCTTTTTAGGAGTAATCCATGCCATCTGTCGGCCAACAATTTGACTTTGATCGCTTCCCGCAGGCAATGCGCGGCGGGATGCGAGTTTATCCTTACGGTGGGGTCGTTTCTGGCCTTACCATTGGGACTGTAGCCTATAACGCTACCACTGATGTTCTAACCATCCCTTATGCTGCTGGCGTTGTTCGGCTCGATGGTAAGAAGTATTCTATCGGCGCGAGTTCTGTTACCGTTGCAGCGGTTCCCAGTTCTGCAACTGTTGTGACTCCCATTTATGTTCTTCCCACTCGCGCCAACCCAGTTGTAACTTCTGCCCCTGCTTCTAACGCCGCAGCTCCTCCTACTGGAGGCACTGGCCCCGTGCGTCTTCATGCTGTAGACATGGGCGAGTACTTCAAACTCGTTAATTTCTACAAGTATTCTGGCAGCGCCTGGGCTAAACACGATATCATCTTTGATCCCCCGACTCTTGATTACGGGAATCTTCCCCACAACGAGATTGTTGGGGCTACCGTGGGTGTTGCTCCTGAGAAAATGGTGCATAGCAAAGACGTTTCTTCGCCTTTCTTATCTGCCCCTGCTGCTCATTACGTTCGTTACGACAGCTCTTTACTAATTGCAGTTGTTACTTCTACTACTGCTGCAACTGGTGATGTTGTCACCGCAACTGTAGACGCTAAAGAGGTTGAAATCGTTATCTAATGGCTCACACCCTGATTGTTATTAGCAACGTAAATGTCCCCCTCACTGAGGGGCAATGGAAACCCGGTGAGCTTTCAGCTGTCTACTCTGGTGATGTGCTGACTGTAGAAGATGAAGTGGCCCAAAAGCTGATCTCTTACTACCCTGGCGCTTTTCATGTTCACTTGGTTACTGACCAAAAGCCTGTAAAAGTTAAGGCCGAACCAACTGAAGACACTAAACTGGTTGTTGGTCTTCAGGTTGACTCGGCTAAGCTAGCTGAAACTAGCGAAGACGAAGTAGTTCTTCCTTTAGAATCAGATGCGCATCACTCAAAGGTTAAGGCTTATGTCCTTGATCTTGAGGAAGCAAATCCGGTTGATCTAGCTAGAATCAAAGCAGTGAAAACTCGCTTTCCTAATTATGCGTCTGTTGTTGCTGAGTGCGATCGCATTCTTGAGGCGAATGGCGCAATCTGATGACGTTTACGTTTGGCGATCGCTTTTCGTATAACAACCCGACTTTTGCTGCTCTCGAGACTGCCATCGAGAGCGCAACAGACGCGCAACTTATAAACGCTTCACCAGAGTTGAATTCTTTAGCTCAAATGGTGAGGCGTTTTTCAGTGTTGTTAAAGAGCACTCCTGTAAAACAAATTTATTATGCCATTACAGACCATGCTGACCCTGAGATTGGCTTAATTCTTGGTTCTGCTAAAGACTCTGAAGGCAACTGGCGTTATGCCGGTATTAATGACGTTAAAAAGTTTATCTATTCCCCGGCTACTGGAGAGCTTGTTTCTGAGTACCAGAACAAATTTGCAGATGGTATCCGGCGCATATCTGCTTGCTTCGCAGCCGCTGAATTAATCTCTCAGTTTGCGACATTAAAAGAGCAACTTGCTCATGCTGAAGCTCTTAAAGATAGAGCAACTAGCGAGCTAAAGTTTTTACTTGAGATTCCGGCTAATGCGCCATCTGGCTCAACTAGTGCTGCTACTGAAGATGAAGTCAATACTGGCCGCATTTATTTCCAACGTCTAACTCACCAACTTGAGATTCCTCTTTCTGTTTACATAACATTCCCTGGAACGCTGTCAGACCTCACTCCAATTGTCTACACTCCAGGAAACCTCTCTACAGCAGAGATTGTTAGTGACATAGCCGACAAAATTAATGAAGCTTCTCTTACTGTAGATGGTGGGAACCTTTTAGCTTCCCCTGTTCTTTCTGGCGTACAAAACACTCACTACATTGAACTGAGTCCTAGAACGGTGGTGGTTGATAGAACAGCCACCCTAATTACAATCCAGTTTAAGTTTCAAGCTGGCGCAGATTATGATTCAACTGACCTTCCCTTTATGTGGGGACTAGATGTTGAAAACATGTCAAAGTACCCACTTAATAGTGTTCTACTTTTAACCCGCGCAACATATTTTGTAGCTAGTAAAATTGGTGAGGCTCAGGACACAACACAGGATGAGTTCCTGCCAACAATTCTGTATATCAGAAAGAACTCTCTTGTTAATGCTTCCACAACTGATCAGTACCAACTAAGGTTCCCAGTTACTGATGAAACTCTAATTACTGTGCCATTCAACCGAGTAACGGGTGCTCAACAAGAAACTCTAGACGCTGAGCGCTATCAACAGTTTGCTTTAAGTCTTCTCAATACAATCACGGCTAGTAGAGACGAAAACTTTATGGTTTCCGCGATTATTCGCAACGACCCTTCAACAGCCGCTGACCCTGTAGCTGTTCTAGAGCTATTTGCTTGGTCGGTAATGAATCCTCAGGTTATTCTTGTTCTTGATATTCTTCAGGTTCCGGCTGATATAGAAATTTCATTGGGTGATTATAATGGCCCTTATAGCAAATTCTCAAATAAGCCTCGCTCTTTAAGAGTACGGGCGACTTATGCAAGAGCTGCTGAAACTGTGACTACAACTACTGGGCTTGATTTAGCTGGAACACCTAAGATGGTTGGCTTTAGTCGTTCCAAACTTCTAGACAATGTTAATGATGCTACCCGCCAGTTTGAAGCTATGCATGATCCTTTCTACTTTTACTAATGGCAGATAGGATTTATTCAGCCACTGACCGGCAAGTTGTACTAGCAGTAGCGCTTGCACTTCAGAAGCATCCTCTCATGCAAGAGCTGCCCATTTTTGAAGTGGGTACCCCGGTTGGTCAGCCACCAGTTAGAGTTGCTGTCCAGAAATTTAGAACTTACTCGGGTCTTGAATTACCAGAGCCTGGCTTAACGCTATCCGTGTTTCCAACAGGTGGATACACATCGACAGCCTCTCTAGAAAATGAGCATTACACAATGGGTCGGCCTGACCCTGGCGAATATTCTGATCGCACGAGATTTAGGCTTACGATTCAAGCCTCTATTATTGAGGCAAGTTTTGATGTTCCTATTGCTGTCTCCTATTCTCTTCAAGAGAGTGAAGAATACGGGCCTTTTGGCCAGCGTTTTGAATTAGTCGAGCCTGCTAATCAAGACGAACCAGCTGAAGTAACAGGGGAAGCAATCATTTATGTTGTCCCTTCTGAAGAAATGCTTCGAGACTTAATGACTATGATTCGGTACATAGTCCGAGATATAGGTCATTTTCAGCCTTACGGTATTCGCAACCCATCTATTCTTTATACAAACTATCCAACTACATCAACAATTAGTCAAACCAATCCAGAGAACTTAGTGTTTCACAGGGCTGAAACAGTAATTGAATTTGATATTTATGAGACAAACCTCGCTCGTTCAAACCAAGGTCTATTTATAGTCGAGACAGTCAAAACTCTTCTAATTGAAGATGAGTCAACTGAGGTTGACTTTGAAAACTTAGTTAACTACTTTGTTCCTCCTGAACCTGAAGAGGGAGAAGAGCCTTGGACAAATAGCCCAGTCCGAGATGCTGTAGATCTATATACTGTAATACAGTATCCAGGATATACCCCTCCAACATTGAGCATTACTTCTCAGACAACTAGTGAAGTTGCCTTGACAGAGCAGACTCAATTTACGTTTACTGTTACAAGAATCGGAAACCTGGATATTATTAGCGAAGTTAACTGGCAGGTTACGGGCACTGGCCCCCTTCCCGCTTTAGCTATTCATTTTGAGGATTTAGAATATCCTTTGGATTCTCTCGAGTTTGATGTTGGGGAAGAGACACAAGTAATTACGTTTAAGACAGCTGGAGAGCTTTCCCTTCCAGCCGACAGATTTTTTAGTGTCAGTTTAATTAGACCTTCTGAAGGAACAGAAATTAATAGAGGAAGAGCTATTGGCGTAATTCTCGCTAGCGATTGACCACCCTTGACCGTCTTCATTTTGATAAAACAAACAAAGCTAGAAAAGTAATATGAACCAACAACTATCTTTTCCTAACGTTAGTTTTCAGGAAACTCTCGTCGGGCCTATCCCATTCAATACAAACTACCGCAACCGGGTGGGCATTGCCGGTATTTTTCGTCGAGGCCCTCGTGGTGCAGTCCGAGTTACTAACCGGCAAGATGCAGCCTATCTCTATGGAGATGACAACTCTCCTGGTGCGGTTGCTGTTCGTCAGGTTCTACTTCAAGGTGCAACTGACATTGTCATTTCTCGCGCTACCCCTCGGGCTACCGCAGCTACTCTTGATCTAAAGTTTGCCAACGTTCTTCCTACTAACCAAGCTCAAGTTGGTTTTATTGGCAACATCCAGCAGTTTAATGCTGGCAATCAAGTTCAAACTACTGGTCTAAAGCTGAATGTTCGATACGTTGGCCAGAGCTTTGAGACTGTTCGGGCAGCTGGCTTACTTAACGTTCGAGATACTAGCGCTCTTCCTAGTAGTGTTGATTACAATGGGCTGGGTCTTTTTGAGTACGTCGCTGAAGAGTATTTGAAAGGTGATCCTGGTTTTGTTGTTTCGACGGCTTTGACTGGCCGGTCAAACACAATTGGCTTTACTCTCGCTTCTAGCGTAACGTTAGCTCTAAATGATGTTTTAACTCTTTCTACTCTAACTAACGTTGACGGTGTTCCGGTAGTTGGACAAGTTTACGTTTTAACTAATGGTATGCAAATTACCATTGCTTCTGCAACGACTGCAACCGTCACTAAAAATCCAGGCACTCTACCTGCCGCGACTTATTCTGCTCGCCAGATTAAAACTCTTGAGATTGCAAGTCTTCGCACTAGTCTAGCAAAAGACAGCTATCTCTACTTTTCTAACGCAAGTTTTAAGCTAACTGAAAACGCTGACCCCTCAAATAACCCGGTTTCTCTAAAAGGCGTTTTAAGCTCAACCTCTGTTGGAGTTATCATTCCCCAAGGCGCTATTCCATCTGTTGAGCAAATCATCTCATCAACCGCGACGGTTAGCGCCCCTGCAACTTATATTCCAGTTTCTGGTTCTGTTGAGAACCAGATTCAATGGATGTACGCTGATCGCACTTTAGAAAGCAACCAATCTTTTGTTGCTAACTTAAAGCCCGGTCGGCTTTTGTACTCTGGTTCAGCGGTTGTTTTTAACAGCACTTCTAGCACTCCCTTGATGGTAATGTCAGTTGCTGCTGATGACCCTTCTAACCCAAACCGAGTTCGGTTTTTAGTTAAAGGGCAGATCGCGACCGTTCTGACTAACGCTTCGGTTTCTCTCTACGAAACTTCTAAGAATCTCTACATCTTCTCTTCCACATTTAGGGCAAGATCTGGCGGTCTCCCAGAGTACGTAAAAAATCCTTCGGCTAGCGTTACTGTTTCTTCAAACGCGATAAACGGAGCTGTTTCTCTTTCTGTAGCATCTGTTCCTTACCGACTTGACCCCGGCTTTGAAATTAACTTTTCCAACGGGTCAAAATTTACAGTTGGCACTCAAACTCCTGCCTCTGTTTCATCGGCTACTATTTCTGGTACTCTTTCTGGCCCTGTTGCCGCAACTACTGTCGGCACAGTTTCTGATCCTCTAGAGTATAAATTCATTCAGACTGCTTTTGAGGTAGACGACCGCAACGCTCTTGTTGACGCATTTCTTGTTTCAACTGAAGCTGTTCAAGCTAACAATTTTGACAATCGCATTCTGTTTGAGCGTGAAGATGGAGTTATCTTTGCTCCCTCGTCTGGCATTCAAGTTGACCTACCAGGCATTTCGACCTCTAATAAGATTGCGTTTCTTAAGGGGGGTACGTTTAACGTTCCTGTTGCCTATGCTTCCGTAGCTTTAGGTTCTGCTGCTGGCGAGCAAGACTTCTCGGTTGGTATGACAGCTTCCCAAATTCTCACTGAACTAAAAGAAGCGATTGAACTTGACGCGATGATGATGGGTCTTCTTAGAGAGCCTATTATTTCGGCTAACTTGAATCCCCCAACTCTGAGTCTTGCCACCGGGTATACAGGCACTGACGCAAATCGCATTCGGGCTACTCTAACTCGCGAAGTTAAGGGGGTGTCTTCTGGTGTTACTGCTGATGACCTTTTGTTTAACTCTAGCAACATTTCCGATTCCAACTCTAAGTATGGAGCGGATCTAAGGTTTAGTGGGGCGATTGATGGTTCCAGCGCTGCTTATCAAGATTTCTACTCTATTGATTCTGACCCACTGCTTCGAGTTGTAGCCTTATCAGAAGGTGCTTACGGCAATAAGCTTAAGGTTAGTGTCACCCCCGGACGGGACGGTCAGTTTACTCTCTTTGTTTTAGATGAAGATAGTTCTTCTTACCAAAATGTTCCTGGTTCGGAAACGATGGCGCTTTCGACTCGGGATGTTGAAACTGACGGTTTGTTTAACGCCTCGGCTAATAGCCGACTGGTTCGTTGTTACTATCTACCCGCTGTTGATGGTAAAGAGTTGACTGAACTAGAACTAAATAAAGTTCCTGTTCGACTTGCGCCGTCTTATGGCGATCGCATTCCTGTCTTTAATACCGCAAACCAATCTACCAGCTCGTTCTCTCTTCCTCTTTATGCTCAAGCGGCTTTTGGTGATTCTTATCTCCAAAATATTTACTTGAGTGAAGGCCAAGACACTGTTGTTGCAAGTTTGCCTGCTGCCGATCGAGCTGCTATTCTTCGCCAGGCTGTTCAGGAGCTAGAAGGTCAAGATATTTCAATCTTATATGCCGCTGGGTATGATGCGGGCGACCGTAACTTCTCGGGCGTGACCGAAGAGATTATTGGCCAGGTCAATCGGGCTAATGTTTCTACTGGTCTAAGAACGGGTGTTATTCAAGCCCCCCGTAATCTTTCTGGGACTCAAGCTTTGAGCTTAGCCTCTGCCCAGAACAATCCTCGAATTGTTTTGGTTGGTGGGCACACCTCAATGGCTGGAGTTAGCGGTTTTAACAATACTCCTGGGGCTGGCTTTTATGTAGGTTTGTTGGCAGCTAACCCTCCTGAAATATCTCCCGCTGCTGCTGGCGAGGGAATGGTTCCAAATGGCGTCGTTTCTGTTGACACTCCTTCAAACACAACCTATCTGGATGCCGTCACTCGCGCTCGGACTGAAGTTCTCTTCTACGACGCGGGCCTTGGAGTCTATAAGTTTCTAAATGGTTTGTCAACTACTTCTAACAGTAGTGATCGGTACGTCTCTGTGCGACGGATGGCTGACCAAATTCTTCACGACCTGTATCTTAATCTAGTGTGGGTTCGCTCAAATAGGAACACCACTTCTTTAAGAGCCCAGGTAGCAGTTGCGGTTGACGCCTATCTTCAAAGCCTGACCCGTGAAGGGCGAATCTCGAGCTTCCGAAACACGATTTGTAACGAAAGTAACAACACACCAACCACTATCTCTCAGGGCATTCTAAACATCGCGTTGCTCTACACGCCAGTATACCCGGCTGACTTTATCAGGGTCAGCGTTACCCGAGAAATTGCAGATTCCCTGAGCCTGCAAACCCAGTAAGTTTTCCACCCCAGTAGACCTTAACCCCCGATAAGCTAACATGGCAATTTTCACAGCAAATTCTTCCCCTGCTGGGGCCGCGATTAATAATTCTATTAAGGATCCAATGCAGGGCTTTGACGCCGATGTCTGGGTCATTGACCAAGCGACCGGCAACCAGCTTTTAGTTGGGCGCTTTACCAGCATCCAGCTAACTATCCGAAACGCGACTGAGCCTTACATGGAATTTAACCAACGCATTCCCCGAATGCTTGATGGTGAATTTCAGTTCGGTTGGGTTTTAGAACGGGGTCTTATTGACACCCGTCTTCTAGAGTCTACCTTTGGCTTTGATGACATTCGTCGTGAAATGCGCATTGGTCGCAGCCCAAGGATGGTAATCACCTTTGATCTTTCTGCACCTGAACTTGACGAACGGTCACTCAACAACGTTGATCTTCGGAACAATAATCTTGGCGAACTGCTAGTCAACGGAAATGATAACTCCCGTCGTCGGCGTCACTCGGTCGGCCAATATAGATTGGTCTATTGTAAAGTTGACAGTATGACTATCGGCGCGATGGCCGGACGTTCAGTAATTGCTGTTCGTTGGGAAGGCCTGGCTGAAGGGATCAGTTACGTCGATTCCTCGTCTGTGTGGGCCGGGACTGTTGTTGGTAATCCCTTTACGCCTGCGGACAGTCAGAATACAAACTCTGTATTTTATAACCAGGCCACTATTGTTAATGATGCTCGGCCTACTTGGGCTTTGCAAAACGGAAACACTTTCGCTCTTTAGTATAGGGTGGAGTTTTGGTTAGGGCATGCTCTAACAGCCTTCCCAGGCAGACGAGTTGCGTTGAGTGGAGATGAGGGGAGTCGAGTTGAGATGAACCGAGTTGAGTTGAGACGCTGTGCCTAAGCACTTTTCAATTCTAGTTTGTAATCTTCAGAACGACAACTGGGCCTAAAAGCCCAGAGTAGATACAAAGTAGAAACCCCAGGAGGCCTAAACTTCCTGGGGTTTCTTTAGCCATTTTCAGGCTACGTCGAGTTGAGTTGAGTCGAGTAGAGCAGAGTGGAGTTGAGCCGAGAAGAGGCGGTTTTTGTCAACCGAAGCTGACTTGAACAATCTAACACACTGCCGCGACTAGGTGCAAGCTGCTTGGCTGGGTGGCGAGCCTGCTTTACATAAAGGGGTAGAAAGGCCAAACCCCCAGCCGGTTAGGACTGAGGGTTTGCAAAACGCCGAGTTGAGTCGAGTGGAGAAGAGCTGAGCTGAGTCGAGGTGAGCAGAGGAGAGCGGAGGCGACTTCTCTACTATATACCTTGCGCACTTAGCTTGCAACTTAGGCAGTTAAGGTCAAAGTATATTTATGAATAGATTATTAGATGAGTATTCCCGAACCGAGATTCGATCCAACCCTTGGGGATAAATGTCACATGAGAAGTCAGGGTGCTATCCCGGTTTGGGCGATCACGAGTCTTGACCATACTCAGATCTTATTCTCGAACGTTCATTCTGAGCCCTCCCAATGGGTAATTAGTAGTGCGACGGTTTATCAACAGAGATTTTTTGCAAGTTCGACGGCAACAATTTCATTGTCATGTAACTTGACTTCAGTTCATGATATGCCACCTGAACTACCTCTTTACAAAAAGAAAATTGACAACGAGGAAGTTCTTTCAAGACTCGGCCCTGAGGATGAAATTTGCGTTTGGATGGGCTATTTGCCGACAATGCGACCTGTCGCTCCTGAGGATCTAGAAAACTCCCTTCTTTTACGAAACTATATTGGCGTGATCGACACAATCGCAGCCATAGGAACGCCAAAGGGTATCTCATTAACAATCCAGTGTCGAGATCGTGTTCGTTACCTGTCTGATAGCGAAGTAACATTTGATCCATCATACGGTAATGACAAGAACGCTAGCACACTCGCAAAAGCATTTGCAAAAGGAAACGAGAATGTCTTGCGGTCAGATTTGATCCTAAAGATTTCCCAGTTGGGAATTGGCCATGTTGCTATTCAAGGTGAGACTGACGACTGCAATCTAAATGGCCGAGTTATTAAGAAGGGCTTTATTCAAGATTTGGGCTTTTATGTTCAGTACAACAGTAGTTCTGGTAATGCTTTAAGAGGTGGAGGGGGTGCTGCGACTGTTGGGACTGGAGCTTTATTAGGAATCACAGGTCAAACAGGTGTTGGTACAGGGCCTCACCTCCATCTTCAATACGCCCGCTCTTATGACCCGAGCAGAAATAGAGTAACAGACGAACATGCCAACCGTATTGCCTTAAATGGAGTTCCTTTAGGTAGTGTCCAAATTACATCTGAACACTGGACTAGAAACCCTGGCAGAACTGCGAGGTACGGACGCAAGCACTATGGTATCGATTATGCAGCTTCTATAGGAACAGAGATTCGTTCAACTGTTCCTATAGAAAAGATTTCTGGAGTAATTAGTGATCGGGGTGGTGGAGGCCTTTACACCGCAGTCACTTTTCCAGATGGTGTCTCTTTGCAGATGCTTCATCAAGACCCTGCTGTTTATAATGTAGAACTTGGGTCTGGAGGAGAAGCACTTCAAGCAGCACCCACACCAACTCCCCAGCCATCTCAACCAACAACTGCGTCAGGAACTTCTGACCCAAATCTTCGTGCGGTGTTAGATATGATCGCGTGGGCAGAGGGTACTAGCACAATAGCTGGAAGTGATCGAGGTTACAACGTTCAGTATACTGGCCGTTTATTTAATAATGGCTATCGCGATCACCCTCGCCAGATTTTAGGAACTGGATTACGGTCATCTGCTAGTGGTCGATATCAATTTCTTATAAGAACTTGGGATGGGCTAGTTCGCAAATTGGGCTTGACATCTTTTAGTCCTGAGAATCAAGACAAAGCTGCGATCGATCTTCTTAAACAAAGAGGGGCTTATGACGCGGTTCTTAAACAAGACTGGCCTACTGTGCTAGATAAAATTGCTTGTGAGTGGGCCAGCATTCCAAGAAGCAATGGATCTTTTTGTTACCCTAGTCAAGGAACTAAAACCCCTCAACAAATTTATGACTTTTTAGGTAGCCATTTAGGAGGTGCTGATCCCACATTTACAGGTTCTCCTTCTGAAAGCTCTAGCGGGCCGGGAGGTTATTCATTTGTTAGACCTTTAACAGAAGCAAAACGCCCCGACTTTTTCTACACATGTAAAAACGAATTTTCTAAAGATATTATCCCTTGCCGCGCTCGCACTTCTAACCCAAAAGAGTTATTAGACCTAGACTCAGAAATGAGGTTTAACATCTTTACCGGGCGATTACCCTACTCGGTTGATATTATCAGCAAAGATTTCTCAATTGAAACTCAGATTCCGATTGAGTTTATTCGAGTTCTCTCAGCTCAGGAACCTTACCCAACTGAGACTTTTATGAACCATCTTGACGGGCAGTTCTATTACACCCCTAGAGTAAATGATGTTTCAGGCTTAGCTGACCCTAAGCGATTTTACAGGACGTACTACCACCGTACTATTCCCCCGCAGGTTTCTGGTAGCATTCCTAAGCCCTCGTTTGAGTCCATTATAGAAAGGCTAGAGACTGAAGGTTGCGAGTTTACCCAAACGTTTGACTACAGTCGCATCTTTGGCCAGGTTGATTACAACCAGATGACGATCAACTTCAAAGAAGAGCTGTCCTCTCTTGGTATGAAGACTAACTTCTTTATTGCTAACCAATCTCCTAACGGGAGTGTGGCCGGTGACGCGATTATTATGCACATGTCAGCCAGGCCCGCGTTTCTTCGAGGACATGAAATTGGTGGCCGCAACATGTACATTGTTGACGAGACGATCAAAAATATTGGAGAGGCGGCAGCGGTTGCAGCTTCAGTTGCTCGTCTCTATGCTAAAGAGTTGCGCACGGCATCAATGACTGTGTTAGGTGATGCTTCGTTAACCCCTGGCGAGCTGGTTCAAACTATTAACTCACCTATTTACTCTCAGACTCTTCAGACTTATATTGATGAGCGACAGTCTATTGTTGAGTATGAAGGCGCGACTCGTGCTAGTTACCTGAGTGCATTAGAAGTTACGCGCCAGGGAATTGAATCTAGAGCTGAGACTTCAGCCCCTCTTACAGGGAACTATTCATCTGAACCTTCACCTGACGGCTATGAGCGAGTTGATGAAGACTATAAAATTAGGGCTAGAAAAGCTGAGTTTAAGAAGAGCGCTGAGGACATCTTTTGCTCTGCCACTAAAAAAGAAACAGCCACGGTTGTAGAAAAGGATACTGAGGGAGATAACGCAGCAGCGACAACTGAAGAGTGGGGCGAGAATCACTGGCGAAAGTCTGGGTTCACGCAAGACCCTCGATCTATTTGGAGAATCGAGGGTGTACGGCATACGCTAAACTCGGCAGGTAGCCAGGGATGGACTAGTGAGCTTGTATTACTGAGTCCTTATTGAAGTAGTGTTTCTATAACTTCTCTTTGAGTTAAAAAGCTCAAATCATGCGGTTGGTGATAGGACATTCCGCTGCCCATAGCAAACTCAGCCTCAGTATTTTGGATGAGTTCTAGAAAGTTCTCGACTTCATAGTCGATATTTTGGCTATCCCAAGTAATAGGCCGATCTGTTATTCCAACTGTTTGGTGATAAAGAGTTTTTTCCTTTATTCTATAGATAAGAATTGAGTGACCAATAGGCTTTCCCCAGAGGCCTTCCTTCATTTCTCTGTAGCCCATTTTTTGTAATGCTTTCATATTTTAATCTCAATAGTGAATAGATCTTGGCTCATCTTTTCTGGAATATTTTGGCTTCCTGTCCCGCCAACTTTATTCCAGTAACTCATAATAAGAGACTCTTTTATCGCTGAAGTAATCTCTCCATTCCAATTAAGCGATGTAGCGTAAAGAATAGTACGTGGCTGATGAAGTCGAATGGGCACGGGGCCGATCGTTTCCTTATACGCCTCTTTATTAAGAGTGACGGTGAAGCTTACGACTTTTTGATGTTGGAGCATTTGATTTTAGATACTGATTTCATCATTTTGGATTAATTTGTCCAGCTCGCACTGCTCAATCCATCTTTCAAAACGCCCATGCTCTATGTGATCTCTTATGATTAGAGTCGCAGCAGCTAACTCTTGAAACTCTGAAATCTTTTGGCTATCCCTTGTTTCAATACTGGCTATAGTCATCACTGGTTTCAACTCAAGGATATCACTAGAAACCTTCGCGTCAAAACGCGCTGGAGACTGTTCTTTGTTTGCTTTGGTGTAGAGGTACACACGTTTATTGCCACTGGACACTTTAACTCTAACTTGAAACCCTCGCCATTCAAAAGATGTGTCAGTCATTTTTACCTTCGTTCATATATTGATAGCGCAGTTCTCTTACCTCTTGATTGTTGCCACCAAAACGGCGGATTAACTTTTTGTCAAAAGTTACTTCTAGGTAGGCTCTAGCCATATGAAACGAACCATTCTGTAATGTAGGGAGTACAGCAGTGCGGATGAATACTCAGCAACTCATCAATTGTTTTGCCTTTAGCCCACTGGTTGAACTTTCTTACGCTAGTCCAGCCGCCGACTTCTGAGTTGCTTTCGTACTCATCAATATTTTTTGACTTGAGGTATTTTATAATGGCAGGTCTCAGAGATTCTCTATCTTGATGGATAGCTAGAATTTCTCCTTCGTCATCTCTAGGGTCTCCTTGAAGGACAAACACTTTTATTTTTGACTCAGTCATCTGACTAATCTCTTTTTACTAATTCAGGGCATGGAGTTGTGCTAGGGCAAACATTCCATAGGATTGGACCAACGGGAAGCTTTCCCATCTTCTCTAGCTTTCTGCCAACGGATTGTGCCTCTTCTTTTGAGGAGTAGAGAGTCTTATAAACCCACTCGTACACATCTCGAGAAAGCATACCGTAGATCTCGAATGATTGAGTCACTTGCCTGACCCTCCGCGCTCATATCTATGAGAACAACCTCTCGAGTTTTCTTACCAGAGCAGTTTTTTAGTAGTTCTTCCATTCCATTCTTTTTAAGATAGGAGGCTAGAACAGCTGACTCACCAATTCCATCATTATCAAAAATAGTAACGTCAACAGTTCTGATCGGCTCATCCCAAAGGTCAAAGCCTTTCATAAACGCCCCAAAACTCGCACCCATTTTACGGATGTCTGATTTAGATAAAGGTTCTTGGGAAGGGATGATTACGTAGAGAGGCTCTGATTCTGAGCTGGTCTGTTGAATGACTAAGAATGGATAGTTATCTCCGTCTGTCATTGTGTCAACAACAATAAGGCAGTTTACCGGATTCCATAGAATTACAGATTGATCTTCTTTTGCTGACATAATTTTGGGGTTGAATGAACAGTTAGATTTACGTTGAACAAATTAGTATGTTGAATACTAGCTTACCATTTGTATGACTTCTATCTCCGACAGCCAGCGCTCAGTTGGCGGGCAGAACTTGGGCTTCTATCAGAAGCATCGATCCATGCAGGCTCGTGTGGGCCAGGGATATCCTCTTCATATTCGCATGGCTCAAGCGCTTCAATCTCCTGAGCATATTTATTATGGCAAATATTTAGCATCTGAACCCCCGTCAGGTCTAAGGCAAGTTAACCAAACGGGCTTTGGTCTATTTAATGGAGGAGGCTTCCTGCCGCCGCCACCGAGGCCGGGTGCTAGGCTTGTAACGGGTGAGGTGGGGCAAAGCATGTCTGTCCGCCTGGGCGAGATTTTTCAGCATGGCGGGAATGATGAAGTGGGTGAAGGGGCCCTTCAACTTGGAACTGATCTTCCTGTAGTCTCATCACCTTGGCTAGCCCCAGCGGCGGTGAGTATGGATGGTTTAACATTCATATCTTATATTCCTAAACCAGATAATGAGGGCACCCAACTTAATCTTGAAATGCCTGCTAACCAGATGTTCTTCGCTAACCAAACGGCGACTAACTATCATGTCTCTGTAGGTACAGAGGTCATTGCTGAGAATCAAACGGTTACCCAAAACACGGGCGCGTTTTCAACAACAACTAACCGTTTAATGGGAGAGATCGCGCTTCGGGAAGCAGTCACAAACTATAACCACATCTATGATGGCACGCTAGGGATAAATCTGCTGGATGGCTCAACCGAGGTCAATGAGATTCAGGCTAGCCCCGCTGATTCTGGATGGGTTAACGTTTTAGAACAGTTGATTGAGCTTCCTATTCTAAATGAGAAATATCGAGAGGTTGTTTACTGTCTTCTTCAGAACTTAGCGGCGGATGCCTGGTCTGGTACAACTGACAACCCTGTGGCTGGATTAGTCCAAAATCTAACTCAGGAAGCTGGGCTGGGTGGAGTAGTGGATGTGATGGCTAAGCTTAACAAATGGCTTCCTAAAGCACTAAAGATAAAGGATCTTTTATTTGGAAAGTCGGATCAACGCGCAACGGTTGGCGTTACTACTTTAGATCTCAAAACTTTAGATTTAACTTTAGACATTAGTCAAGGCATAGCCAAAATCAATGAGGCTCTTGCCGAAGAAGCTTTTGTTTACACTGCCAATCGCTTAACCGTCTGCGGATTTGAGATTACTACTAACGATACCTATAGCGAGATTCCTTCTACTCTTGTTCAGTGTCTTAAGGGTCTTAACAATAGACTTCCAGCCAGCCTTAAGTTTGAAACTTATGGTTCAGATAGAGTAACAGCGCTTAGAATCACGCCTGGTCTTTTTATCTCAGAGGGCAAAGCTCTAGTTGTAGAAACGACAATTGGTAACCCAGTAACAATTGCGATTGATGCCCTTAGATGCACTCTTCCAATTGAGCTGCAACAGCTAGCTCAACTAGAGTATGGAGACCAGACGATTACTTCAAAGCCGTTTTCTGTTGAGCAGTTAATTGCCAAGATTCAAATGGCTGTTGGCTTAGTGGAAAACCCAGAGGCCGCGCTTCAGATTCTTACTAACTATCTGCCTGCTGAACTAAAGGGCGTATTTTCTTTAGACGGTAATTCTGTCTTTATCAATCCCGAGGCGATCTATAACTTTGGGGT